GATCGTGCCCGCGACTTCCTGTCGTTGGATGACACCCCGCAGTTGTGGCGCATGGCGACCTGCGCAGCAGACATGCTGAACCAGCTCTTCCACTATCTGCCCACCCCGGACGATCCGGACGAGTCGGATGAGGGGTGCGCGGCATGACCAGACATGCGAAAGACGCTGTCCTCATCGGGTGTGAGATCGACGGCACCCAGGCGTGGCATGACCTGCGCCGCTCCGGTGTGGGCGGCTCGGACATCGCCAAGGTGCTGGGCCTGTCACCGTGGGGCGACTCCTACTCCCTGTGGTGCGAGAAGACCGGCGACTCCGTAGCCGCCGAGCAGACAAGCCCGCTCATGGAGGCAGGCCACTACACGGAGCTGGCGGCCGACCGATGGTATCGGGACAAGAAGCTTCCCGATGGCACGTTTCTGCGTGATGCCCGAACATGGGCCCACAAGGATCGCCGCTGGCAGCTGGCCAACCCGGACCGCATCGTCTGCACCAGAAACTCGGATGCCTCCATCGACGGCATCGTGGAGTTCAAGTATTCCCCGGGCCGCCCCGGCGACTGGGGGCCGGACGGCTCCACCGACATCCCGAAACACTACTGGTGCCAAGTGCAGTGGTACATGGCGACATTTGGCGTCGACTGGTGCGATGTGGTGGCGCTGTCGACGTGGGGATTCCGCTGCTACCGGATCGAGGCCGACCGCGACTGGCAGACGTATGCGGTGGCCGAGGCGAAACGCTTCTGGGACTGTGTGCAGCTGCACTTCCCGCCGAATTGGGAACCCAACCGGTGGTCCTACGAGGCAGACCGGCGCAGGCATCCCGACATCGACCCGGACAAGACGGTCACCGTCGCCGACACGTCGATGCTCGACGCGATCACCGCAGGAATCGACGCAGACCAAGCAGTCAAGGAATACACGGCCGGCCACAAGCCCGACATCGAGCAGGCCAAACAGGTGCTGGCCCACCTCATGGGTGATGCGAAAACCGCTGTCGACCCGTCCGGGGAGGTTTTGGCCACCCGACACACCAGAGGAAAAGGAAACCCATACATCAAGCTTGCGAAAGGCGGCCGATGATCGACTACCGCGACGTATACACGAACCGCATTGTCTACCAGTGCCAGTTTTGCCGACAAGACCACACGACAAAGGTTCCACCAGAAACCGTCTACTACTACATTCGCCGCGACCATGTGCTCGACATGCACCACGGGCTGTGGCGAGTCATCCCCCAAAAACCACACTTCATGGTGTGCCCCGACTGCCTCAAAAAAGGAGTACTTACCAATGTCCACTGAACTTGATCTTCACCAGCCCAACCCGTCCGGCTACCTCGACAATCTGGATAGCAAAATGCAGTACTGTCAGCTGATTGCCGAATCAGACATTGTGCCGCCCGCATTCCGCGGCCGCCCGGCCAACGTGATGATTGCGATCGAGACCGCAGGGCAGCTGGGTGACGCCCCGTTCACCGTGATGCAGGAGATGGCGATCATCTCCGGCAAACCATCCCTGTCCGCCAAATACATTCGCTCCCTTGTCCGGCGTGCCGGGCATCGTCTGCGTGAAACCTACCGGGACGGTGTCGCCACATGTGTGATCGTGCGCGCCGACGACCCCGAGTTTGAGCATGTCGCCACCTGGGATGAGAAGAAGGCCAAGCAGCACGACCTGTGGGGCAAGGGGCATTGGCGCAAGAACCCCGAGCTGATGCTGAAGAACCGTGCCCTGACCGAGTGCGCCCGCGAGGCCTGCTTCGAGGCGATGGCCGGAATCGGCTACACCCCAGACGAGATCCAGGACTTCGCCAAGCCGGAGCCTGCCACCCCCAGGGTGACGGTGCAGCAGGTGGACTTCAGCCGCCTGCGTGACGCCATGACAGCCGCGAACGTGGACGCCTCCACCATGGCGGCGATCGCCTCCGACGTGCTGGGACGCCACATCGACAGCGGCGCGGAACTGTCACAGGCCGACGCCGACGCCGTGGCCGAATCGCTGGAGGCAGATCTGCGCCGAGCCAAGGAAGACCATCCCGCCGGAACCGGCATCGACCCGGAAACCGGAGAAGCCGCCGAAAACATCGAGGAGCAGAAATGAGCGGTGAAACATCCATCACTATCGTGGGCAACCTGACCGCTGACCCGGATTTGAAGTTCACCCAGTCCGGGATTCCGGCAGCGAATTTCACGGTCGCCTCCACACCGCGCAGCTTCGACAAGCAGTCGAACCAGTGGGTTGACGGGGATCCCCTGTTTCTGCGCTGCACCGTGTGGCGCGACTACGCCGAGCATGTCGCCGAATCACTGTCCAAGGGAATGCGGGTGATCGTGCAAGGCAACCTGAAGGCCAGCCAGTGGACCGACAAGCAGGGCAACAGGCGCACCACATACCAAATCGACGTGGCTGAGATTGGGCCGTCGCTGCGATATGCCACCGCCCGGGTGTCGAAGGCCACATCACAGCAGGGCAACTTCTTCCCGCAGCCAGACCATGCAGCAGCCGGCGGCGGCGTGTGGACCCAGCAGCCACCACAGCAGAGCCGGTCCACCGGACAAGCCCCGTTCTGATCCACCACCAACCCACGGGGCGGCCCTGCTGTGGGCCGCCCCACCTTCACGACAAGGAGATCATCATGGCCTACCAACACGATATCCAGAATGCCTACGACCACATCCAACGAGCTCAGAGGTACTTCAACGCCTGCTGCGCCTTCGAAATCTCCCGTAAGGGGTCGAAGTGCTCCATGAGAGCTGGGCAGGAGGCCGACAGTGCCGCATATTGCATCGACCATTCGTGCCGGGAAGCCTATCTTTCCGACCATCTGTACACGGCAGCGGTGATGGCCCGCGCCATTGGCAAGCTGATGTGGGTCCTGGAGGACGGGTTCGCGAGCGGCAGGAGCACTGGACTTGAGCCCACCATGTACGCCGCCTCCGAACTCATCGTCCAAACCCTCGACCATCTCGACGCCTGGCTCAAAGACTGGCGGGAGGCTGCAGATGAGCAGGCATGAAGTCACCGTCGATGTGCCAGACAGTCTGTGGATGACCTCCAACATGCGCCTGCACTGGGCGAAAAGGGCCGAACGCTCCCGGGGGTTGCGCTATCTGGGCCTGTGTGCCGTACGCCATGTGCCCGCCATGGCCCGCGCCCACATTGTGTGCACCATCGCCTATCCAGGCGGCGGCAGGGCCGACCCGGCCAACGCCTGGCCCACCATCAAGCCGCTTGTCGACGGCATGGTCGACGCCGGAATGCTGCCCGACGACAACTCTCACTGCCTCATCGGCCCCGACATGCGCCGCGCACCACACCGTGCCCCGAAACACCACCACCACATCACCTTCACCATCGAGGAACTCGACCATGAATGACCCCGTGCACCACCCGTCGCACTATGACGGGCCACCCTGCCCCCACTGCGGAACCCCAATGGAAACCCGATATGTGGTGGAGAATCTGCCATTCTTCCGAGGCAACGCCATCAAATACCTACTGAGGGCCGGAAGAAAAGAGGGGGCACCCGAAACACAGGACTTGGAGAAGGCCGCCCAATGTGTCCGATTCGAGATCGAACGCATCACCGGAAAGGAGAGCAGGGCATGAGGATTCGGACGATCAAACCTGAGTTCTGGGGATCCCCGGACGTTGCCCAGCTGGATTTCTTCGAGAGGTTGCTGTTCATCGGTCTCTGGTCGATGGCTGACGACGAGGGGAGGCTGCTGGCAGACATGAACTGGATCAGGTCTCAACTCTTCCCCCTGGACGACCATGTCGGGGAGGACTCAGTGAGGACTCATGGAGGACTCAGTGAGGACTCAGTGAGCCTTCATGGAGGCCTCATTCACCTCTCAAACATGGGTCTCATCACCCTGTATCAGGTCGACAACGGGCGCACCTACTGTCAGGTCACGAATTTCACCACTCATCAGCGAATAAACCGACCTACTGAATCAAAGATTCCGCCTCTGACTAGGGGAAACATTCTGACTCATGGAGGCCTCACTGAGGACTCACTGAGGACTCATGGAGGGCTCACTGAGGGCTCATCACAGGAACAGGGAACAGGGAACAGGGAACAGGGATCAGGGAAGGTAATTGCTCAAACCGACGCTGACGCGACGGTGTTGAGCGACACACCCCCAACCGACAACCAGCTGGAAGTGAGGGGCGGCGGCACGCCGACCCGTGGCAGCCGCCAGTACACCGACGAGTTCGAGAAGTTCTGGAAGACCTACCCGCGCAAGGTGGGCAAGGCCGAGGCAGCCAAGGCATTCACCAAGCTGCTCAAGGACGGCCAGGTGGACGCCGACCAGCTGACCGCTGCAGCCCAAGCCCACGCCCAGGCATGGCAGCAGTCCGGGACCAGCCAGGAATTCATCCCCCACGCATCCACCTGGCTGAACAAGGGCCGCTGGTCCGACGAGCCAGAGGTGCTGAACCGAACCGGCGATGGCAGACCCACCGCAGGGCTCAGCGACGACCAGTGGCAGCAGGCCTGGGAGCGGGCCCAGATCCTCGACGCCGACGATGACACCCAGCCGCCAAGCCCCGGATGGCCCTGAGATTCTCCACGGGTGGCCGTGGAGCGCCTAACAGCCCCGCCCCCGTACAAGTAGACCCACAACGATTTCTAGACCGTCAAGAATTACCCGTTCATCAAGAAGGACCAACGCCATGTCACACACCTGCCACACCTGCGGACGCACCGACGGAAACCGCACCCAGCACTGCGTCGCCTGCCACCAAAGCTTCAACAGCACCACAGCCGGAGACATGCACCGCGTAGGCGACCACGGAACACGACAAGGCCCCAACCGCCGCCGCTGCCTCACCCCCGACGAAATGCGCCACAAGAGCATGACCCAGAACCCCCAAGGCGTCTGGATGGCAGCAAGAAAACTCAACCAGCAGGAAATCACCCGAAAGAGCCAGTCATGAACCGCAAGGAAACCATCGCCCTCTGCCGATACCTCCAAGCCCTCTGCCCCAACCAGAAACTCGACAAACACACCCCCGACGCCTGGGCAGACATCCTCGCCAACATCGACTACCTCGACGCCAAACTCGCCATCCGAAACATCACCCACCAAAACGACAAATACGCCCTCAACATCGACGTGCGCATGATCTACAACGAAGCCAAAACCATCCGACAAAACCGCCGCAACAAAGCCGACCCCACCCCAACAGAAAACAACCGACCACCCACAAACCCATCCGAATACTGCGAATGGATGCGCAAACGAAACCACCAACAAGCCCAACTAGAAAAACACCAATATGCTCAGGATCACACCATCACCTACTAACCAAACACCAAAGGACACAACCATGAACACCACCCCAAAAACCACCAACCACCAACACTGCAACGTCAAAAAACGCAACGGAAAACACTGCAAACAACCAGCAGGATGGGGCACAAACCACGTAGGATACGGCGCCTGCAAACTCCACGGAGGAGCACTACCCTCATCAGTACGATCCGCAGCCCGCAAAAAACTCACAGCAGAAATAGACGGACAACTCCACACCGAAACAATCCAACCCATCCAAGACCCGGCAAAACAAATACAACTAGTAGTCGGAGAACAAGTCGCATTCCTCAACCTCGCCCGGGCAAAACTAGAAACAATCACCGACCAATGGGAATACCAAAACCCCATTTCGGGAACCGAAGAAATCCGGGCCGCAATCCACGTCTACGAACGCGCCCTAGAACGCGCCGAAAAAGGACTAGCCAACCTCATCCGGCTAGGAATCGAAACGAAAATCGCCCGATCCCAACAGCTCACCGCAGCAGCCAACATCGCCTGGGCAACAACCCTCATCCAAAACGCCCGCAACCACCCCGACATGGATCCAAACCAGCTCCTCCTGGAG